ACTATTCCGATGTAAATAATAACTCTAGTAAAAACACAGGTAGTATTCCTGATAAATTAGATAGAGTATTTAATATTGCATCTAATGTAGATCTATTACCAATCGATGTTAGTATCGAAGCTGGTTTAGGTACGATATTCGGAGTTAGTAAGACTCAGACTAATAGTGCTTATGATGATACAGCTTTTGTTGATGTATCAGACTTTACTACTACAAATGATAATATGACTGCTAGCAGTAGTACCTCTGCAACTGGTATTGCTTTGAGAGACAATTACAGAACAATCTTTAATAAGTTCGAAGCATTTGCTGCTGCAACTAGAAAAGATCATATCTTTATTGCNGACGTATTAAAGCCACTTGTTGTACAAGGTTCTACTGGTAAAGTATTAGATGATAAATCTAAAAACTTTAGTCAGCATGTATATTGGCCGTTACGTCATCAGTTCGGTACAGCGAATAGTAACTTTGCTACCGTTTACGGTAACTGGGCTAAAGTATATGACGGTACAAGCGACAGTCAGATATGGATTCCGTTCTCTGGTGTTGCTGCTAAGATTTATGCACAAAATGATGCTAACTTTGCACCATGGTTTGCGCCAGCTGGTTTCAACAGAGGAGTTGTTACAGGTGTAAATGACATCGCAGTAAGCCCAACTCAACGTCAAAGAGATCAATTATATAGGATTGCAGTTAACCCAGTTACTCAATTCCCTGCAGAAGGTATTGTTGTATTTGGTCAGAAGACATTACAACGTAAGCCAACTGCCTTTGATAGAGTTAATGTACGTCGCTTGTTCCTCGACCTTGAGAAGAGAACGAGAGAGACGCTTAAGTTCTTTGTATTTGAACCTAATACGTTCTTAACAAGGAACAGAGTTGTTAATACTTTAACACCAATATTTGAAAACGCAAAACAGACAGAAGGGGTTTATGACTACCTTATTGTTTGTGATGATCGGAATAACCCTGGCAGTGTTATTGACCAGAACGAGTTACGAGTAGACATCTACTTGAAGCCAGTTCGTGCTGCAGAGTTTATATTAGTTAATTTCTACGCTGTTAACACAGATGTTAATTTTGAAGAAATTGTAGGTCAATAATAATAAGTAAACCCTAAATAATTATAACATCATGGCTGATATTAAACAAACTATACAGGACTTTTATAAGGTAGCTCAAACAAGAGACTTNACACGNGACTTTCAGTTNCGTGTCTTAGATGTCTCCAACAAAGGTGTACCTGTGTTTACTGAGGATGACTTAGTATACGCAACAACNGCGGTACTGCCTGGTAAGCAGATCTCTCCCAAAGAGGTTCCTTACAACGGCTTTACCTTCCGAATCCCTGGTACNGTTTCTTATAATAACAGCGACGGGTTTGGTATTGACTTCTATTGCGATGCTACTTCTAATTCTAGAATCGCGATTGAAAATTGGGTTACTGAAACATTCAATGATGAGACTTCTACAGGTGATGGTGTTATTCATAACAATAGCACCATCACTTTAGCTCAATTAGATACTAAGTTCGAAGTATTACGTACATATAAGCTATTTGGTGTATTTCCTGTACAAGCTGGTGATATCTCTTATTCAATGGTAGGTAGTGGAGAAGTACTATCCGTTAGTCTGACATTCGCTTACCAATTCTTTAGGAGAGACAATGAGCTCAACACAGCAGTCAATGCTATCGGTAAGTTAGCTGGTGCTGTTATGGGTTAATATTATTTCACACATTAAGCCCTCTCTATGAGAGGGCTTTTTTTGTTTTAATATAAATAATTACATGAGTGTAAAGCTGCCATCTCTTGATAAGCAAAATTTGAGAGAATCTTTTTTCGAGCTATTGCAGGACTTTCCTACGTATCCTGCGGCTCGTAATTTCTTTCTAGTTAAACTTAATAGTTTGCCTGCAGCTCTTACAGATGCTAATCAAAAAAGTCTAGGTATTACAAGAAATTCTCCTGGTATTGATAAAGCAAAAAGTGTATATGAAAAGTATATTACAGGTAACGAGTATATGTATCTCGCTACTGGTATAGATTTAACAACAGAAACTCTCGGTGTTAATAATAAAGGTGGAGAATATCCTAATGGGTTATTACCAGTCGGCCCTTTTATGGAGCAGCGGGAGTATCCAGATAATGACTTAGATATCGCGTTCTCTGAATCTAATATAAGCTTTATTGACACCATTATTAGACCATGGATCCAACTATATAGTGTACATGGTAATTTTGACGATTTAGATCTCACAACAGATGTAGATATATATTTCATTGCTAAAGAACAGCTTACAACAAGAAAAAAGACGTTCGGTTCAGTTTTATTTGGTACATCTGGTGGTTCTCCTGTAGTACGCAAAATATACAAATATAGAGACTGTATACCATATAACATTGTTGAAGCAGGAGTCGCTCAGTATGAAAGTGAACAAGATCTTGGTTCTGTAGCTGTAAAATGGAGATTTTCTACATACGATGTAATTACTCCTATAGATGGTCAGTTATAATGATATAACTAAATTAACGTTCTTCTACGAAAACAAACTTCATGATAAAATATTAGAATATATTATAAACCTATGCGGCTCTAATAATATATTAGATATATTACATTTTATTAAACAAGAAAGGTTTGTAGAAGAAACTTCTAGTATAAAAATTAATTACGACGAAAAAGAAGTAGTAATTTTTAGAGAGAACTTTCTTACTGATCTACCTACAAAAAAATCAGAAACATTTACTATTGACGATTTTGAATATGTAATTAGTTATCCTGATATTATTGAGAATACATGCTCGCCAATGCATTGTATTAAAAAAATTGTATACTGTGGAGAAGAACATGTGTTTAAATCTACAAATGATTATAATGTTATACCAATAACAATGTATACAGAGTTAAAACCTACAATAAACAAATATATAGAAGAATTACAAAAAGTGTATGTTTATTCCGTAGGGAAGATCCAAAGTAGATTTTTCTTAAATATTGACTTAATAATTAATATAATATACTTAGCGTTTGTAACATCTTATAAACATTTAGTACAAGAACAATTATTTCTAATGAAAGAGTTTAATTTTACTTATGAGACATTTAGTAAACTTACTCCGCATGAAATAAAACATTACGTTAAGACAGGAGTTAAACTTTTAAATGAGCGCAATAATTCAGAAACTCAGCGAGCTTAGTAAGCTTAATATCACCCTACCTATTAGTGAGCAAGCTCTTCAAATTAATAAGATTAATTTAGAAGTACAATCTAAATTCGAACAGTTTGCTACAAAATACAAAAACGAAGTAGAAGCGACTTTAAATTTTTTACAATTCATTAACAACCATGTACGTAAAGAAGTAAACGGAGATTTAAGTTATATCGATAAGTTATATGTTTTATATACATGGCATAACGATTTAAGAGAGGAAAAACTTGAACAAACATTTGAACTTATTAACATTGAAGATACAAACATTAAAATTAATGGTGTAGACTTTAAATTTGAGTTTGAACTACCTACTATTACTAAAGACTTAGCTTTCTTAAAATATATTTTAAATAAAACTAACAATCTAGAGACAATAGATGCACTGTTTTATTTAACATTTCGTTTTCTTAAGAAAATTAGCTTTGACGATACTGTTCTCGAAATTTCAGATATACCTACATCTGAAGTATTATACAAGCATCTCGATATGTCAAAGATTAGTATCCTACAAAAACATATTGATTCTTCTTTAGAACCTGTACAAGAAGTCCGGAACTTAGAGTTAGATGCACGCGTTTTCTTTGCCTGATAATTAAATAATTATATGGCAGAAGCGGTTGATTTAACAGCAGCAGCAGAACTCGGTATAAAGGTTAGTGTTGAAAACGCTATACAAAATGTATTAGGCAATACTGACCCTAATAGCACTATGGCAGCTGCTCAAGATATAGTCAATCTTGAGAATACTATTTCGCGTAAATTTAACGCCCTTACTAAGAGTATAGGTGAGGTAGCGCGCAAAATCGGAGACTTACGTAGTAGTCAAGATGAAACCGCGAGACAATCTGCTGATGCTGCGCTCGCAGCGGAAGAGCAAAACTCTCCTCTAGGTCGCATGGCAGATACGTTAGATGATATCCTTCTATTTTTGCAAGAAAAATTTAAACCGACAGGTTTAGGTTCAGAAGACGCAAACTTAGGTATGCTTACCGAACC